GGAGTGAAACACACTAATAAAAATATATATTTTGAGGATGACGTTTGGTGGTATGCTGGTGCTAAAAGCAGGAGAGAGGGAGAGCGTCAGACTTTGGAATCACATATTAAAAAAAATAAAACAAGAATGTTTGTTAATGGTAAGTATGTACCTAAGTCTCATCCTTTACACAAAGCAGGAAGATTCAAAACATTTGAAGGGGCAGCCTTCTCATCTTTAAAAGGTTACGAAAAAACTCCAGAAGGCCATGTATATATTATATCTAATCCTTGTTGGGAAGGATGGATAAAAGTTGGTATGGCAATTGATGCAGAAGATAGGTGTAACCAGTATCAAACATCTAGTCCTTTCAGAGATTATAAATTATGCCATACTAAATACTTTGAAGATAGGAAAAGCGCAGAACATTTAGTACATAAAAAATTAAAAAGGCTTTCAACTAAACATAAAGGGGAATGGTTTAAAGTTTCAGTTGATGAAGCTACTAAACTTATAGAAGCTATATGAAAAAACTTGACACAGTTGTCGATGATATTTACGAAACTCTTTCTTGTTTGTGTGATTCAAAAGATCTAGAAATACCAGACGAACATATTGAAGAGTTTGGGGAACGGATGAAAACAGTATTGAAAAGCTGGTCTAAGCCTCACAAGGACAAGACTACTCTTCGCATGTCTATTATTGGTAGGCCCATGCGTAGGCTGTGGTACGATTCGCGTCATGGAAACTCAGCCAATAGTTTCAATCACCCTTCTGTCTTTATCAAGTTTCTTTATGGACATATCTTAGAAGAACTTGTCCTACTGCTGGTTAAATTATCAGGGCATAAAGTAGAAGACGAGCAAAAAGAAATTGAAGTGGACGGAGTTAAGGGCCACATGGATTGTAAGATAGACGGAGAAGTAGTAGATATTAAGACCGCCTCTTCCTTTGCATTCAAGAAGTTTAAAAACGGTACTCTCCACGACGACGATCCTTTCGGATACATGGCACAGTTATCAGGATACGAGACTGCTGAAGGAACAAACGAGGGCGGGTTCTTAGCTATGAATAAAGAAAGCGGAGAGCTTGCTCTGTATCAGCCTGGGCCTTTTGTAAAAATTAATATTAAGGATAAGATTAAAAAGGTTTTTGAAGCTATAGATATTGACACACCACCAGAAAAATGTTATACTCCAATACCCGAAGGTAAGCGTGGAAATATGCGGCTTCCTAGAGGATGCGTCTATTGTCCTTATAAAATAGAATGTCACTCTGACGCTAACAATGGGGCAGGTCTTAAGATATTTAAATATTCTACAGGGTTAAAATATTTTACTCGCGTAGTATCTATGCCTAAAGTTTTAGAAGTAACTTCTTATGAACGGTAAGAAGGCTAGGAGAATAAGCCGAAGAACTAGAATTCTTTTAATAGAGTGGGTTAAATCCCTGTTACCAGAAGAAGAAGCTGAGAAAGTAAATCTACAAAACATACAATATTTGTTGCCTAAAGAAACCCGTTACTTTGCAAACAATAAAATTTATTTAAATGCCTATTCATTTAAATGGATTAAAAAAGGAATTAAAAGAATATTAAAATTATTTCCAGCTACAGAAATTGAAATTATAACTATGGAAGATATAAAATGCCATCTGAATTTTACAAAGAAGACGAGACAAACGAGAACTACGGATTACAAAGTATTATAATTTCGATGGCTAATTTTTTCATGTCTGAAGGGGATGTAGAAGGAATTGAAAATACTTATTTGGTTGCTTTAAAAGAAGCAGTTGAAACAGAATTAGAAATAAGGCAAGGGACAATCCATTAAAAGAAGACCTAGAAAAATAAGACCAAGTTATGATTCCAAGTGGGAAGAGAATCTGCATGGGGATATATTAAAATCATGGCAACATCATGGGGATAAGATTCATTACATAATTAAACATTATTACGAGCCTGATTTTATTAAGACGTTTGGAAATAAGACTATTCTGCTAGAGGCAAAAGGAAGGTTTTGGGATTTTGCAGAATACAGTAAGTATAAATGGGTGAAGAAAGCATTACCAAAAAACATTGAACTGGTATTCTTGTTTTCTAATCCTAATGCACCTATGCCTCAAGCCAAAAAGCGTAAAGACGGTACAAAGAGAAGCCATGCTGAATGGGCAGAGACTAATGGGTTCAGGTGGTTTACGGAACAAACGATTCCTACCAGAGGATTTTGAGTAATGTCTTTTGATAAAGCTGCTTATATGAAAGAATATTATCAAGCTAATAAAGAAAAAATAAATGCTCGTCATAAAGAATACTATCAAGCTAATAAAGAAAAAATAAATTCTCGTCATAGAGAATATAATCAAGCTAATAAAGAAGAGATAAATGCTTATAGAAATGAATACAATAAAATTAATAAAGAAAAAGTAATATCTTATAATAAAGAATACAGAAAAATTAATAAAGAAAAAATAGATACTCGTGAAAAAGAATATTGGTTAAAGGAAAAATATGGCATAACTTTAAAAGACAAAAAGGTTATGTTAAAAAAACAAAATAATAAATGTAAAATTTGTTCTCTTAAGTTTAATGAAAATAACTTTAAAAGTAAGTCTTGTATAGATCATTGTCATACAACCAATAAAATAAGAGGTTTATTGTGCCCTACTTGTAATTCAGGACTTGGATTTTTTAAAGACAATACAAACCTATTAATAAATGCTATTACTTATTTAGCAGGAGAGAGGAATGAAAGCAGTAGAGGATAAGATTGAGTATAAATTTAACGAGGACAATACTATAGAACAGATAAAAAGATACATCGACAGAACATATGAACAGCACTATGCTAACGGCAAGTATCAAGCGACTGATATGATAATTGATGCAGGACACGGTGACGGGTTTTGTATTGGGAACATTATGAAGTACGCAATGCGGTATGGAAAGAAGCCAGATCCGATCACGGATGAATATAAAAATCAAGGAGATCTGCTTAAAATTATTCATTATGCTATCATTGCATTACATCTATGGACTAAGGAACACTAATGGATAGAAAGGTTGAAAGAAGAGAAGGGTTTTTAAGAAGAAGAAAAGCAAAACAAAATTCTAAAAGTAAACGATTAAATAGACTAAAGAAAGATGCTTTGAAATATAAAGAAGGTTTAAATATGAAAGAAGTTCACAATGAAGATTGAGCTACCTACTAATTATCAACAATTTATACACTTGAGTCGTTATGCTAGATGGAACGAAGAGAAGGGAAGAAGAGAAACATGGAATGAAACAGTTTCTAGGTATTTTAACTTCTTTGAAAAACATTTAAAGAAGGTTCACGGAACCGACATTACAAAAGTACGACCTTCCTTAGAAAAGGCTGTTCTTAATTTAGATATTATGCCAAGCATGAGAGCATTAATGTCGGCAGGAAAAGCTTTGGAACGTGACCATGTTGCAGGATTCAACTGTAGTTATCTAGCTGTGGATACTCCAAGAGCCTTTGACGAGACTCTATACATCCTTATGTGCGGCACAGGCGTAGGGTTTAGTGTCGAGAGGCAGTACGTGAACAAGCTTCCAGATTTACCAGAAGAGCTATTTGATACAGATACAATAATAAGAGTAGCCGATTCTAAAATAGGATGGGCAAAGTCTTATAAGGAGCTTATCTCTCTATTGTACTCTGGACAAATTCCAAAATGGGATGTATCAAATGTACGTCCACATGGAGCGTCACTAAAAACTTTCGGAGGAAGGGCTAGTGGGCCAGCACCATTAGAAGATTTGTTCCACTTTACCATTAACATTTTTAAAGATGCGATAGCTAAAGGATATAGGAAGCTAGTATCTATTGATTGCCATGATTTGATGTGTAAGGTTGCAGAAGTTGTAGTGGTAGGGGGAGTAAGGCGAAGTGCTTTAATCTCTCTCAGCAACCTCTCAGACGAGCGTATGCGCAATGCTAAGTCAGGGGCGTGGTGGGAGGATAATCAACAAAGAGCGCTGTCTAATAATTCAGTAGCTTATACTGATACTGCTGATATGGGCGCTTTTATGAAAGAGTGGTTGTCCCTACACGAAAGTAAGAGCGGTGAGAGAGGCATTTTCAATAGACAAGCTTCCGAAAAACAAGCGGCTAAGAATGGCAGGAGAGAACCCTATTCAGACTTTGGCACTAATCCCTGTAGCGAGATTATCTTACGCAATAAACAGTTTTGTAATTTAACGGAAGTTGTTGTACGAGAAAACGATACTTTAGAAACCTTGCAAAACAAGGTAAGGCTGGCTACAATACTAGGAACTTTCCAAGCTACGCTAACTAATTTCAGATACTTGAGCAGGGCGTGGCATAACAATACTAAGGAAGAGGCTCTTCTTGGTGTTTCGTTAACAGGCATTCTTGATAATAAAAAGATGGTGACTGGTAGCATTAAGCTTGATCAGCTAAAGAAAATAGCCATAGAAGAGAATAAAAAGTGGGCCAAGAAACTAGGTATCAATCAATCAGTTGCAGTTACTTGTGTTAAGCCTAGTGGAACTGTGAGTCAACTAGTAGATAGCGCATCAGGGATACACACAAGGCACAGTCCCTATTACCTCAGAACTATCAGAGCAGACAAAAAAGACCCATTAGCGCAGTTGATGGTGGATCAAGGGGTATATCATGAGGATGATATAACTAAACCAAGCCATACTTATGTATTTTATTTCCCTATTAAAGCACCAAAGAATGCAGTAACTAGAGATGGCCTGACAGCTTTAGAACACTTGAAGCTTTGGAAACATTATCAAGATAATTGGTGTGAGCATAAACCTTCGGTAACTATTTCAGTTAGAGAAAAGGAGTGGTTAGAAGTTGGAGCATGGGTGTACAAACATTTTGATGATGTGTCTGGTATATCCTTTCTTCCTTATGTAGATCACTCTTATCAACAGGCCCCTTATCAAGAAATAACTAGTAAAGAATACAAAGAATGGTTAAAGAAAACGACTACTTCAATTGATTGGACAGTTCTTCCTGAGTATGAGAAGGAAGACATGACTGAAAATATTAAAGAGCTTGCGTGTTTTGCAAGTACATGTGAAATACTATGAAAAATAAAGAAGGAAATATTTTATCATTTAAAATTTTGATTGATTCAAAAGGAAATCTTGTAACTGAATTAAGTGGATTGTTAGAAAAGGATGCTCGTAAAATATTTAACAAGTATGATCTTCCTATTATTGAGAAAATAATAAGAGAAGGCAGGGCAAAGCTGGAACCCCTTCATAAATTTTTAGAAGAAGAGCTAGGTAATATAGTATGCGAATAAGGAAAAGAATAGTGTTAAAAGAATATATACAAAGATTGAAAGATAAATTTAAATGCTTATATTCAAAAACGACACTCAATGAAAATCAATCGAAGTGGAGCTACGATGCAAACGGTTCTCACATTACGGAAGAAAGCCGTCAATTCAACAAAGAATACGACATAATAATAGAAAACGTGCAGAGGCAAATTAAAGAAGAAGAATTGGATATTGAACAAGTATTAGCTGATGATCTCGCCGCACAAGCACGTCGGAATGGCATCCTGTAAGTTTTTATCAGATCACTTTATTGAATAAGCCGTCAATATCGACTGAGCTTGATCGGCACAGCTGCCGCAACCAGAGGTGACACCCAGGTGTACTCTGAGATCATAGAGATTGTCTACACCAGCGATTGCTGCCTTGCGGATTTGCTTGTCGGTGATGCCTTTGCAGATGCAGATATACATACTACTACTGGCCTCAAATATGCCTCTTAGAGCGCGTGTAAGCCCCTCCAAGAAGCGGTTTAAGTTTAAGCTAACTCCTACCCCCTATTTTTAGTAGATCGTAGCCGTAGCTTAGAAAAGGTTTGAGCTAAATTAGCTTGTTTCTTTGTTCTAGCCGAAGCTTTGCTTCCTTCCCTTAAAACTTTTTTAGCATAGGCTGATGTTGACATTCCGGTCTTTTTAGCCTTTGCTGAAAAAACTTCTGGTCTTTTGACGGCTCCTTGTATCCATTTTTTAGCCATTATTCTCTTGATACTCCCTTCATCTTTTCAAACGTCCGAAGTCCTCCCAAGCCTAGCATTCCCATGAGTACTGTAGATAGCTGGCTGAATTCAAACTCAGGTAACTCTTGTTCCATTCCAGCTAATGCGAAACCAAACTGAAGAAGCGGAGATAGAATAAAATGATAAGCTAAAGATACTCCACAAACCCATCCAACAAAGGGCCTCCACCCTGCTACAAAGATACTCTTGTGTGCAGCTTCGGCCTTGTTCACTTCAAGCTGTGCCATATTAGCACTGTGTATTGCTGTTTCTAACTCATGCTGTAGCTTTACCTTTAGGTCTTTGTCAACTATAAACTTATCTAGAATACTAGCAACAGGCTGTATTAATTTGTCAAGGATCATTTTGTTCTGCCTTCATTTACTTTATCAATTCTTTGTTTTGCTTTATCAATGTGATCATTATACCACCAATCTAATATCGGTGGAAAGATCCCATGTATAAACATAACTATACAAGCTAGCAACGATCTTGCGCTTTCTTTCCAAGTAAAGCATAAGTGTTCTACATAGCTCATGTTAACATCTTTTGGATGCTTAAAATTAAATGGAGGCATTATCCCTGTGGTCATTTCATTCTATCTCTTTTAATATTTCATCTATCTTCTTTTCAAGCTCTTCTTTTTCTATTCTAATTTGCTCTAGGTGTTTTTGTAAATCCGCATTATCTGGATTTTGAGAAGTCAATCTCAGAAACTCATAATACTCTTTTTCTAATGTCCTTTTCTTTTCTATATCTATTCTGAGATGTATTTGGGAAACAGACTGATTCATTTCTTCTGCACTAACATATCTATCATCAACAGCCCATAACCCTACAATGATGGCCAGGATGGTAGCTATAGAACCAAGTGTTAATTTATTATTCATAATTTTGTAAAGTCCTTTCAACTTCCCCAATTACCCATCCTGGTAAATCTTCTAAAGATGTATCTATAAAAATATGATTTTCTGCCACCTTTTGTAGATACAACCCAATAAGATCTTCGTAAAGATTTCTAAACTTTTCTCGCTTTATCCAAGGCTTTTCTTTCTTTGCCCGTTCTTTGCAATCTATTTGATAAGCGTTGTCAAGATCTTCTTCAAGGTAGAGGAGCATTATATTCTGGAGGAACTTTAACAGCTTTTGTTGAGGGTGGTTTACGATTAGAAGGTTTTAAATTAGATAATATTTTGACATCAGGAACATAGTCTGCTTTAGAAGCCATCATTGGAAACAGTTTCCCTAGTTCAGATTTTAAAGTCAGCGCCCTTTTTGGGACAAGGCCACCTAATATAAATGCTTCTCGTTTTTCTGGATCTTCTTCATCTATAAAAGCTGTACCTGCTTGTACATTATAAGGAAGCCCTGTCATTTTATCTATTCTTTCATCAGGTTCTTTTGGAACACCTGGGACATCTTCAACGATTCCACCTTTTGCATTTTTACTACGATTAGGCCTATCAACCCACTCTTCACCGCGACCAAGCCCTGCTTGTAAAGCTAAAATTTCATCTCCAAGAGGCACACGTTTAAGTACTTGTACTAAAGCGCCCTCTGGATCATTTTGGGATAAGTTTTCCCAAACTGTACCTACACTTCCTTTAAAGGGAAGAGGGGAAAACCCTGTTACCATATCCCACATCCATCCTAAACTAGGCGCAACATTAGAAAGAGGATTATGGCTTGTATTTGTGGACATAAGCTGCGCCCCTTTGTCAATATACCAAGGAGTCCAGTTTCCAGAAAATTGTCCTGATTTCATAACAGTTTCTAATTTACGATAATTTTCAGCATATGTTTCAACACCTTTTTTCTCTAATCTTTTGCCGGTAGGATCATTTAAAAAATCTCTAAATGTTAAAATACCATCATATATAACCAGCGAACCTAACATTCTAACAGCTAATGCAGCATCTCCTGATTCCATCCTATTAACTAAAGCATTAGTTTGTGCGCTTTTAGCCTGCGCCCAGGATAAGAACTGCCCTGTAGCGCGAATCGCAGGGTTCTTTGATTGAGTAAACCCGCGCCTATTTCCAAGTTGAGGAAGAAGGGCATCCCTATCTGCTGCTTTTACCCCAAACCTATTTAAATAAGTACGAGCAGTCTTGTCTTTCCATGCTTCATCTACAGTTTTAAATTTTCTAATATATACTGCTACATTATTCTCAATTCCTATATCGGCTGCTCTAGCAGCTAGTGATTGAGTTTTTCTTTTTCCTAATTTTGTTGCAATTTTAAATGCCTCTTCTATTCCTGAATTATAAGCAAATTTTCTAGCAAATCTAGTAAATGATGCCAGTCCGTTTATTTTAAACCACATTTGGTTCATGGCATAAGTAGCAGCTTGAAGGTTTGAACCAGGATTATTTTTCATCGTATAAGCCTTTAACTCATGTTCTAAAACGTCTACATCTCCAAACCCATCTTTATGGAATCCTTTCCCTTCTTTTTTACTAAGAGTTCTTCCCATTCCTCTTAAACCAGACATAACTCCACTATTTTGAAATGGCTGCACTAGATCCCCTAAACTAGAAATAACAACTTTTGGTAGATAAGTCAAGTTGGCTAATGTAGTACTTATAGCATAAACATTATTAGCTAAAGTATTAGAAGAAACCCGATTACCGGCATGTAACCGCCCATGATAAACATCTACCATATCATGTATAGTTCTCATTTCTTTATCTAATAACTTTTGTAAGCTCCTTTCTTCACTAGGAGAAGAAGCTTTATCCATTGCACTTTTAAAGTCTTTAGTAATACCTCTTTTCATAGAAGTTATTACTTCTCCTCTTGCTCCAAATGTCCTAGCAAATTCTAAAGAGGGTATAGTTGATTCTATATAACGATGCATAACTTTTTCTATGTCCCAAATCATAAAATCTTCTATTTCTTTAATAGCATTAATATCTTTAAGTTGTCTATCTAATTCAATATTTTTAATAATACTATGCATACGCATATTAGGATTACTATAATCATTTCCTACCCATTGTCCAGCATTCTTTTTACCAGGAGATCCTGTTCGTACAATTTGATCTATGTGGCCTTTTGCATTTCTAACAGCCCTTGCTTTATCTGCTTTTGTAAACTTCCTTCCTTCTATTCTTGCAGTAGCTTTTCCTTGCTCTATAAAAGCCTTTTCATAAGCTTGTCTAGCAGCAGGTAAATTTTTCATTATTTTAATATGATCGTGAAATTGAGGAATTCCATATTGTTCTAATCTTTTTGCAAAAGGAAAAACAAGGGAAACTTCGTGCCATATCTGCTTTAATTGTGGAGCAATACCTTTAGAAGAAACATTTGTTATCAAATCAATTTCAGCCGGATTAAACCCGGCCTCTTTTAAACCTAATGTAGCTTGTCGGCTTCCTGTCTCTCCATATATCCCTCTTGTATATTTTCCAATAGCTTCTCGATAAGCAACCACCTCTTTATTATACCCCAACAAAGAAAACTTTGTATCTCCTAAAGTTTGACTTTCAAGATATGTTCTTCTGCTGTGGTGTATATCTTGTCTTATTAAAGAAGACCTTGTTTCTAAGGCTACTTTAGAAGCTCCTCTTACGTCTGCTCCAACTTGATTAAAAAGCATCCTAGATAAAATCTCTAATCGCCCTCCAAAAGCATTAGCCCTTGTAGCTATTGTAGCAGAAAACATAATATTCGCGTGCGCCCTTATAGTATTTTTAATAGTGGTGTTTACTGCCTCTTGCCCTGCTTCTTTTATTAAAGGAGAAAAAGTAGACGTAACTATGTTTTTAGATAAATGTCCTCCTGCTGCACCTATTAATGCAAACATTGTGGGATTAATATTGTCTTCTTCTGTATAAAGATTAACAGTCGCACCTGTTCCGTATCCTCCTGCTGCACCTATTAATGGTCTAATAATTGCCCTTCTAATAGAATCAGCAGTAAGAAGACCATCATCAGACAGTTGAGATATTCCTGAAAATAGCCCATCCCCAAGTTCAATAGCTTGATCTGCGGTGTTTAACCCTAATGCTTTCTCTTCTTTATAAACCCTAGCCCTCTCTTTTCTTAAAAGCTTGAATTTTTCATCTGATAAAGCACCAACTTCTTTATTAGTTCTCCTTAGTTTTTCCTCTTCTATTCGTTTAGTAAGCGCAGCACGATAAGAAGGAATTTCATTATTATTAGGAATATTTCTAACATCATCTAATAATGATTTAGGCATGTCAGACCGTTCTCTTGCTGCTAATAAAGATTCATGTATAGCTATTTCTTTATCAGGAGGCAACGGGCGCTCAACAATACGGGGGCGCATTTCTCTTTGATAAGCTAGGACAGCACTTGAAGGGGAGATTTCATCTATAGGTTTATAAGCTATTCCCGTAGTATTACGAAGAACTTGTTCTGGAGTATCACGAATAACTTGTTTTGGTATTTCTGTTTCTGCTTTAGCACCAAATAAACGGCTTCTTGGGCGCACCACAGGGAAAACAGCCCCTATACTTGCCCCAAGCACAGTACTCAAAGCAATACTTGTAGGGTCTATATCTTCCCCTCTAGAAGATTGATAAGCAGCCGTCCTAATAGGGGCCTCTGCTCCAAAAATACCAGCAGACTTTGCTCGAATACCAAGCTTTGCTAATTTTGTTGCTTTTATAGGAGCAGCCAAAAACATAGTCCCTAAGAACGAAGGGTCAAACATCATGCCTATGCCTTCTCCCCATAAAGCCGCTGTACTTGCTGCATCTTCTTCCGAAATATCAGGGTTTTCTTCTTTAATTTTTGAAAGTCTTTCTTGGTTTATTCTTTTGATATTTTCTCTGTAATCTCCTGGCTGTAGCGCGGCTTTTCCCATGCGAAAAATATCGCCTCCTAACCAAGTAGAAGTACTCATACCATATTCAAATCTTCTTGCGGCAGAAGGGCCTATTTCTTTAAAAGGTTCAGAATATAATGATTCCCATACTTCGTCTTTAGTTGCCATCACGATTTCTCATTGAGTATTATAAAGAGGATAACTATTAACTCTCTTTGTCCATCCGTTGATAAACTGGTCTAGTTTTTTATTAGACTTAACTATCTTTTCAAATTCTTGTACTCTTGCTCTTTGATACACCTCTACACTTCGTGGAATATTTATATTTTGTAAAGTTTCTAAAGTTAGTTCTCCAATACGGCCATCTACCTTTTCTTTTCCTCTATAACCAAGAGTTTTTTGTAACAGTTTAATAGCGTTAACAGAACCCCTCATCAAACTATGATCAAAAACTACTCCTTGTAATTCTTCTGGTAGCTTATATAATTCTGGATCTTCATAAAATTCTCCTCGTATAATTTCTCTTACCTGATTATAAGATAAAGCTTTCAAATCATCCTTAGTTGGTATACGCAATCCTTTTTTTCTTTGAATATTTTGATAAGTTTTTAAAGTAAGACCAGAATTGTTAATCTCCTTTATATTTCCTACTGTCTCTGTAAAATACTCTCCCCCTTCAAACTCAGAAGTAATTTCCCACATTTGATTAAATAAAGGTGACTCAGGTAATGACTTTTTTTCTGGAATCTTCCTTAAATCAATAGGCTCCAAATCTTCATCCCCTTTTTCAGGGTCTACAAGTAACGATGGTTCATCCCCTTTTTTAGGAATTGCGCTTAAATCAGTAGGCTCCAAATCTTCATCCCCTTTTTCAGGGTCTACAAGTAACGCATTGCCCAATGTAAAGGCATTAGATGGTTCATCCCCTTTTTCAGGGTCTACAAGTAACGATGCTTCTTTATCATCAAGTAATGCAGGTACTTCTTCAATAGGTTTTTTACTGGTTCCAAAATTAGCGTCATAAGCCTCAATTAACAAATTATGAGCAATAGGCTGCTCCCCTTTCATATCTATACCAGGGACTCCTATAGAACGAATCATTATATCTATACTTGCTTTAAGCTTATTAATTCTTTTCTCTTCGTATGTATCTCCCTTATATTGTCCTCCTGTTTCTACATATTGATCTGGCCCTAGTTCTCCTTCTGCCGCCCACCATCTTACTCCAGATATTATATCTCTTTCATCAGTTTCTTCACTATCTTTAAAAGCATAATACTCGCCTATCGTTATTACTTCTCCACGGCGTTTCGAAATACTTTCTCTTTCTTTTTGTACCTTCCCTCTCTTTGCCCAGGGCAATGCAAGAAAGCGTTGCTCTGCTTTCCATTCTTCTTGTGTTTTCTTGTGTAAAGGAAAAACCTGATCACGATATTCTTCATATTCTTCTCTTCCCGCTATCGGAGACACATCAGAATCTTTTTCTAATTCGTTTAATTCCATAATTAACGGAACATATCTTGAACTCATAATGGCAAGATGGTCTTGTACTTCTATCGGTAAGTTCTTATAATTTGCTATAGCTTTTCTAGCTTCCGTATTTTCACTCGGAATAAT